AAAACAGAAGGAAGAGCAGCAGAGAAAGCTGGCACAGGAGCAAACCAAGGCCCTGATCCAGAAGCGCTACACAGAGATGGAACAGGCTGTGCCGGGGATATTCGCCGATGACGGCGACGTCAACAAAGCGCTAACCAAGTTTGCGGCTGACAACGGCATGGACGAGATGTTCGTCTCCGTCCTAACCGACCCCACCACCCGCATCGTCGGGGAGGACGGGCGCGTAGTTTTGCTCGGAAAGGGGGCGGTGCAGATGCTGACGCTTCTCAACAACGCGTTCAAGGCTTCGAAGCCTGACGCAACCAAAGAAGACTTGCTCAAGGCCCAGGGGGCAGCAGAGCTCCTGGGGAAAATACAGAATACAACAACGGGCTACCGCAATATCGGGGGCACCCCTCCCGGCGGATCATCCGTGCCGAACGATCCGAACCGGATCGTTACCGAAGCCGAAATGGCGCGGATGTCACCGGAAGAACAGGAGCGATACCTCCGGGGACGGTAAGACCCGAAAAGGAGAACGAACATGGCAGCAACAGATTTTCCATTGAACGACCCATTGGCAGTGCGCCGGTGGAGCACGTCGCTGGCCGTGGAAGCCGAGAAGAAGCAGTACTTCCGGAAGTTCATGGGCACCGACGAGAATGCGCTGATCAAGATTCAGCAGGAATTGTCCAAGAAGGCCGGTGAGATGATCACCGTGGGCCTCAGAATGAAACTGGCCGGGGACGGTACCGAAGGAGACAACATCATCGAGGGCACCAGCGCGGAAGAGGCACTCAACTTCTTCTACGACGCGCTCTACATCGACCAGAGGAGAAAGGGCACCAAGTCCAAGGGCCAGATGTCCGAGCAGCGCGTGCCCTACAACATGCGCAAGGAAGGCCGAGACGCCCTGGCGACGTGGTGGGCCGAGGACTATGACGAACAGATCATGATGTACCTGGCCGGAGCCCGGGGTATCGATACGTCGCTGCACGCACCATTAGGTTTCACCGGTCGGGCAAGCAACACACTCACGGCGCCGGACTCGTCCCATATCTTTTACGGAGGGAACGCGACCGGCAAGGCAGACCTCGACTCCGGGGACAAGATGGACCTTACCATCTGTGACAAGGCCGTTGCCTCCGTGGAGACGGTAGACCCGGTCATGCTCCCCTTCTCCGTTGACGGAGAGCTTGAATACGTGCTGCTCATGCACGTGTGGCAGGCCTTCGACTTAAGGGCGTCGGTGAGCGCCAACGACTGGATCGACATCCACAAGAACACCGACGGCAAGGACAGCCTGATCTACAAGAACGCGCTGGGGAGCTACAACGGGATCGTCATGCACAAGCACCGCAACGTGATTCGCTTTTCCGACTACGGCTCCGACGGGGCACAGCCTGCAGCCAGGGCACTCCTGCTCGGTGCACAGGCGGGGATCATCGCCTGGGGCGGGAACAACGCACCCGGCAGGTACACCTGGAACGAGGAGACGGACGACCGGGGCAACGCCCTGGCCATCACGGCGGGCACCATCTACGGGGTGAAGAAGTCCCGGTACAACAGCAAAGACTTCGGGGTCGTTGCAGTGGATACTTACTGCATCAACCCGAATCTATAGGGGGTGATCGATTATGGCAGCAGTAACCGTGCAGTCAAACGCAGTAAAAAGCGGGATCAAACCTGATTTCAGACAGGCCGGTGTTGTCCTGTGCCGCACCGCCTCATACGAGGCTGACGCTGCATACGATGCGAACAGCGTCGTGCAGATGGTTCCAGTGCCGAAGGGGGCTCAGATCCTCGACATCCACCTGTATGTGAGCGACTCCGGCGCAGGAAGGACCTTCGATGTGGGAGACGGAACCACTGTCGACCGGTTCTTCGACGGGGTCGACCCGTCGAGCGGTCCGATCCGCAAAGGTCTGATCCCTGACGGGGACGCCGCGTACATCGCGAACTACGAGTATACGGCGGACGACACCATCGACGTGAAGTGGCTCGGTGACACCCTGGAATCAGGCCAGAAGATCCACATGAACGTCTACTACAAGATGGGCGACACCATCGCAGACGACTAACCGTGTATACCGGGGAGGCAACGGGACACAATCCTGCTCCCCGGTCCCCTTGAAAGGAGGGCTATCATGTCATTACTTATCGGACGACCAACGTGGCGAAACAGCGATCCGGACAAGAACGCGCTCAACGCCATTACCCTTGGGCTCTACCAGCACGACGGGCTTATCCTCGGGTCGGGCAAGTCGACCTCGTACAAGTCGACGTCGGTGGCAGACAAAAACTTTATATCCTTTTACTTGGGATCGGCAGCGACGTCAGGTACCTCGCGGGGCATGTACCTCCGTTTGTATCTCACGGGCGGGGCAGGCGGCGAAGCGCTTCGAGCATTCTGCACGGTGAGCAGCAACACGCCGGCGGACACGGTCAACGGGGCGCATATTTCGCTCAACTTCGGGTCATCGGCGGGTAACGTTACCGGCCTCGGGACAGCGGTGAGGGCCACGGTACACGTGCCGAACCGCTCCCTTGGTGGCACCGGTGCGGCGCTCCAGGCAGAGCTTTATTCCGATGGAGCAAGCTCGACCATCGGTGGCAAGTGGGCCTGTGTGAGACTCGTGAACGGAGGAAACGCAACCGGTATCGCGGCTGTCGACGACACCGCCTATGCTCTGAGTTTCTCGGGGTTCACCGGGGGGTCCGGCAACGTGATCGGCGCGGCAGGAGATGAACCAACGTGGGCTACCGGCAACACCGTCAAGATTAGGTGCTGGGACGAAACAGGCAACCGTGCCCTGTATCTGATTGCAACACTGGCATAACTACAGGGGGAGGGTGACTCCCCCACTTATTCCACGAAAGGAGAGCACCATGCGCAAATTTGACATATCGGAATACGAAGTGACCATGGAGAACGGGCAGACCATGCCGTACCGTGTGAAAGACTCGGCAGTGACGATCCTCTTTAACCCGGACCGGAAGTTGAATGCGGTTGAACTGCTCAAGACCAACATTCTGGCCCAACGGATCATGGCGGCTGAGGGCCACGTGCTTCTCGAAGAGGCCGACTATGGTGAACTGAGGAAAGCCTGTGAAACCGTTAGGGGGTATGGGAAAGAGGACGTTGAATTCGTCCGGAGGATCCTCGAAGCCCCTGAAATAAATGTCGTCGAGGGGAAATAACACTATGAAATACGTGAGACTGCAATACACTGGAAAGAAACCGTCCCTGCACCTGACCATGGCGCGCCTCAAGGCAGAATATGTCTTTGAGAAAGGCAACGAAATGACTGCGCCCGTCGAGTATGGCGACGCAGACTATCTGTTACGGTCAAATATGGACATTTTCAAGGTTGTTGGCGGACCATTCGAATCAGAATCAGAGCCCATAATCAGGGATCAGGAAGAGCGGAGGGTGCCTGAGCCTACCATGATGGCAGGCAGTCCGATCGGGGACACGGCGTCAGTGCCACTTGTCCGAGACAGTGTGGACGATGAGGGACCCATTCCCGTTATAAAGGAAGCTGAAAAAACACCTGCACCGGAAGAGCCAAAGGCAACAGTCAGGAAGGGCAAGAGATAGATGACCCTGTATGATCTTATTGTCGGCTATGACGGTGCCTGGACCGCCCTCGAAGACGAGGCAACCGAGCACTTCTGGGGTATTGAGGAGCTGACCAGCTATTTCAACAAGGCGGAACGGGAAGCGGCGGCCAGGTCTCTTTGTCTACGGTACAGGCACACAAATGATATCTTCGGTACTGCGAACGACGATCTGCCAGATAAATCCGCTGACGATATCTGCTTGATCGAGGTCGAGGAAGGCATTGCCGAGTATGCCCGGAGCCAGAAAATCATCGACATCATCTCGGCACGATTAAAGGATACAGAGAACCCGCTATCAATAGTCACCAGGCAGCAGCTCATGAATGAAGAGGGTAATGATGCCTTCACAGCATCTATTTCCGGGGAGCCTGAGTACCTCATTGCTGAGATCGGTACCGAATTGCTCTTCTGGCCCACACCGGATGCTGATTATACCGCGTATCTTACCGTTGCCATTCTGCCACGGTATCCCATGGCGGTCCCGGAGTATGGCACGGACATCTCCTTTGACTCTGCAACCAGACAGATACGCCGCGCCGCCGGTTCCTTCACAACCCACGGATACCAGGCAGGGGGTACCGTTAACGTCAATGGCTCGGCGAGCAATGACGGCGACTACACCATTACCGCCGTTGCGAAAACCGCGCTGACCGTCGAGGAGGACATAACGGACGAGGCTGCCGGCGAGACAGTGGTTGTGTCGTCATCACCCGAGATCCCGGAGCAGTACCACTGCGACCTGATTGACTACGTGTGCTACCTGGCATACAAGAAGAACGGGAAGAAGACCCTGGACCTTCAGCGGTCCATGACGCACCTGGAACTCTTCACCGCCGTATTCGGTCCCAGGAAAACAGCGGCGATCGAACAAATGAGGGTAGGCACAAAGCTCAAAGGGCGGGGAGCTTCCAACAAATACCGCATTTAGAGGATGAGCGATGCCGGAAGCCATACCGTATAAGATACGACCGATCCCCATGACGGGGAGGCTCATCGAGGCCCTTGATCCCATCTCTGTTGGTGAGAATTTCCGGGAGCTGAAGAACCTGAGGCCCACCGGGACACACAAAAGAGCGGTAGCGGGCATGACAAAGGTTACGACTGCGGCCCTGACCTTCGAGGACGCACAAAGCCGGGCGGCAAAGATACGGAACGCCATCCATTTCGTCAAGGAAGAACCCTATGAAAGTCACATCGTTGTTGAAGCATACAACTACGCGGAGAATTCCCTGCGCCTGTACACCCTTGACGGCGACATCCCCGGTTCCGACACCTTCGGCGAAATGCTTTACAGCGTGGCCGAGGCGTGGACAGCAAACACGGCATTAACGAAGGGCACCATTGTCTTTCCAACGACGTACAACGGCTGTCATTACGAGTGCGTCAAGGCCGGAACCACCCATGGAACCACTGAACCCACGTGGCCGACAACACCGCTGGCAACCATCGTTGACAACACCGTTGTCTGGGTATGCCGTGAGGGAAGTCTTCACGGGACATTTTCCCTCACAACGGACGGATGCCTCGTATACGCAAACAGCGCCAAGATACTGATATGGCCCGGTATGGAACACAGAGCAGGGGCGGTGGTGAACGCGAGCGCGGCTGCTTTTCCCATGCCTGATATGGACGACATGTTCGATTTCACCGACCATCTCCAGAACACCTTCACCGACGACCGGAACGTTGCCATCGTCACCGGTCTCACATACAGTTACGGTCAGTACAACGCAGAGGTGTACATCGGATCACCCTATCGCATCAACGGAGCGAAGTTCTATGTCCAGAACCCTGTGGGCTACACCCCGGCAACGCAAAACTGCGAGACGGCTTACTGGGCCAACGGCGGTATGCAGGACGTCTCGAATACCGACGGCACCAGGACCGGCACCAATACGTTGACGACGACCGGCTCCGTCACGTTCTCGTCCGACACGACGGCCCTGGTTCAGCCGGCGCTTATCTTCGGCAGGATGCTCTACTGGTACCGTTTCCGTTTCAAGAACGTACCGAATTCAGGGACAAGCAGACCCGTTTTGTATTTTGTTACGGTCAACGCGCCCATGCAGCCATTGACGAATATCTGGGACGGAACGCCCACACCGCTCTTCGCAGTGTGGAAAAGCCCGACGGCTGAGAAATACATAGACTACACGACCACGGTGGCAGAACAGGACAACGTCAAGGTTTACATAGCAGGGGCATGGAAGTGCAACCCGGCCCTCGCCATGAAGCTCAACTATTTTAAGCCTGACGACTATATGTACTTCGGCAGCGCCGTGAGGCTGACGGGGTTGCAGTTTACCATGACCCAGGATGACCGTAACAGAAGGGCAACGATCATTCGCGTCGAGTATTTCAACGGCATAACCTGGGTGAGCTGTTCCGATGTTCGTGACGGCACGTCGAACGATGGCAAATCGCTCTGGCAGTCGGGCACGGTCACGTGGACGCCGCCGGACGCATCAATAGAATTTAAGACGTGCGTCAACAACGACATGGAGCTGTATTATTACCGTGTACACTGGTCAGCGCACCTTTCCGACAGTGACGTATGGGTCGACAAGATTGTTGGTATCCCCATGCCGGTTCCACTGACCGGCAGCACGGGAGCCTTTGTCGCCCAGGACAGGCTCTTTCTCGTGAAGGACAACAGGCTCGAATGCTCTCCGGTGAGCAGGCCGTCGGTCATAAATGGATCGGAGCACGTCGAGTTTGCCATGGGCGACGAAAGCCCAATCACTGGTGGATGCCACCTCTTTAGCATCCAGGGATCGGAGTATTACAGTCCCATCCTTATCTTCAAAAAGACAGCCACCTACCTTCTCACCGGCACCGGACCCGATTGGCAGCGACACGAACTGAGCCGCTACGACG